CGATCGACAAAAATAAGATCCGAGTTTTGATGGTTCCATGGAATTAGAGAGAACTACCTTTTGGGTATTTTTCTTTTTCCATCGGACAAGTTGACGGAATAGATTGTTATTAACTTTCTTACATTCCGGCAACACATCCTCATCTTCTACTACAGTTGTAGAAGTTGAGAACTCATCTAGTGATTCTAACACAGGTATATGATAAACATAACCGGTTCCAGCTTTGGATTTCGAGGGAAGATCTTTCATTTGTTTTACGAAATAAATGTTCTTCTCCCAAGAAGACTGAGGTTCGAAACCTGGGTTTGGATTCAGTCCACCAAATTCTGTGGAAACATCGATAGATCGAGGAGTAATTACTCCTGATCTCTTCATTGTCGCCGCTACATAAGCTTTAGGGAGCCCTTTCCTGAGTAATTCAGTAATAGCTCCTTCTTCGGCATTATCGTAGCACTTGTATTTTCCAGTACCTAAATGGTAACATTCAGGACCGTAAAATACTTGCGAATCGATGCTTCCCCATACTGGGGATATGTAATTCTTTCCCATACTTAATTCTAACCCTATGGCTTTAGTAAATTTTCTCCAGCTGTTATACTGTTCTGGTGTACCTCTCATTAAGAGATCGTCACCATGGAACAAAGCAGAAATGTCATTAAGACCTTTCTGTTGGGTATAACAAACTGTAAAAGCATTTGCTAAACATAGGATTGGAAAACTCAGGAGAGATCCCATCAACTGCCCATTAATTTGGTAAGTATCAGGGACACCGGACCAAGAAGGATATTCACACAAGTGAACGCCTGATTCCCTTTCTAAGAAAGGTACAATCGAATGATCACCCAGGGCTTCAACTAACGAAGAAACCGCTGTGCTCATGATGTCTGCATGCAGACCATCAGTTGCAGATGAATAATCTCCTGATATCCAGTGGGTACCTTTCGGTACCATCTCTTTCAGTAATTCAGCATAATTTGGTGTTTTACATGGTCGGAAACAAGGATACTCATATAGAGACTTTAACATTGCCTTTTGCAATGGTTTCAATATGTGGTTCTTTGCTGTTCCGATAGTAATTGTTCGAACTTTTAAAGGTTCTGCAATTCCATGTACTTTAACCCGATTATGACCAATATCAGTAGTATCCCATTTATATGTGAGACTACCGTCATTGACTAAATTCTGAGTATAAGTATTTGTG